GCTATGTCTCAGAGGACAGTTTTTGGGGCTTTAAAGAAGAGGAATATAGGCGTTCCAAACAATCGAGGTGCAGTTGATTTGGAGATACTGCCGGTTGCTGCAGTTTCATCGACAATTTCAGCATGTTATAGGGATGATTGGGAGTCTGTTGTTCACAAGCATTTAAGCACAGGTTTGTGGCAGCCAAATCAAGAGGATTTGGATGTTTTGATTGCCAGTTTGGATGAGAAGAAAGCAGCTGCGATGGTGAAGGAGTTTTTTTCTGTTGGCGATATTTCTTTGGATAGATGGATGCTTATGGCAAAAGGAAAGGTGAAACCATCAAGGAGTGATGGGATTGATGGAAACGTTGATCATTCGCAAACCATACTATATCTTGAGAGCAAGACAGTCAATTCGTATTATTCTTCAATGATGAGGAGGTTTAAGAAGGTAGTAGATGAATGTTTGTTGCCAAATATTCGGTTGAATGCAGAAGAAAGTAGCGAACAACATGAAAGTTGGTTTAATTCAACAGAGGCTTATCGGAGGTCTTTTCCTGCTACTTATTGTTATGCATCTGATATTAGATGTTATGATAGATCTCAGGAGAATGCTATTTTGAGATGTGAAAGTGAGTGGTATCGGGTGCACGGTATTGGTCCTGAGTTGTTGAAGAAGTGGGAAGAATTGTTTGGACAAAAGAAAGCAATTGCGATGATGTTTGGGCTGTTGACTGTCTTGGGGATGACAGGTATGTCCGGCGATTGGAAGACTTTGTTTAGGAATGGTGTCGTGAACATGATAGCTTTCGTTTGTTCTGCACAGTTACAGAGGCGTGATATCGTCGTTTTGGATATTAAGGGTGATGATATGGATGCGGAGTTGGCTAGGCCAATTAGTGTTGAGGGTACGGCAGAAAGGTTCAGCTTGACTTTTAATTTAAGTGCGAAATTCGCTGATAATCCTATTCGGTATATGTGCAAAGAGTTTCGTATTTACTCCATGGGCCGGTGGTATCATGTCGCTGATCCTTGGGCGAGAGTACAGTCGTTGTGTACACCTATTGTTGTTTCTGGAAAGTCTGGGTTGATTGATGAACGTTGGCAATCGTTGCGCGCTGATTTGAGGCATTATGATAATGGGATATTGGTTGATGCGGTGGCTGAGGCTGCTCAGAAGTTTTATAGTTTGGATTTTATTCCTTACGGGATGGCAAGGGGTTTGTCTAAGTTGAGTAGTGATTTTCATTCTTTTGTGAAGTTTTTTTGGTTCACCTGAGTTTATCAGTTAGTGTTGTCGTTAGTTGAGTTTGACGCATGTACTCTTCGTTTGAATTGAGGAAACGTGTCAGTTTGTGTGTATTTCTTTAAAACATTCTTTTCAGCAATTGCGGAGCTTTTTTTTGAGCAATTGTGTAGGTAGCTAAGGGTTTTCCTGAAGTCGGTTAATAGAAGTTTATGTGCTTCG